AACTATCCAAAATTGGTGACATGAATGATGTTCTCGTCATGAGATGTTCTTGTCTTAAAAGTTTCCAAGCCAAGAATTCATATGTTTGCGAAGGCATATGGTTCGGACGGTCAACAGACTGCACGGATAGGTTTATGAGTAAAAGTTTAGAGGTCTCAATGATGAAGGTCTTTCTTAGGTGTTATTAGCGTTAGGGGTGTATCTCCGATGAGCAAAGATAACTAATAGGAATTTCTCGAATTGGGGCAGACGGACAAATCGAGCCGTCGTCTCCGCTGTGCGTCGAGTAACTCATAAATAATACAGGATGAACAGTCGCACACTGAAGGGTGTGGTATCCCATACTAAATACTTATGAATAAGAAATCTCTAGATAAGGGTTTAAGTCCCTACTTTACGAAACTTGCTACTCAAATGATCATGCCCTCGATGGCAGGTAATGGTCTCGTACCAAGTCCAAATTCAACACCCGCACAAGTTTGTGTTAGGAAGATTAGGAAGACCTTCGTCGTTCGTTCATCCTCTACTAACTTTGGCAACGGTTTTACTGTGGCTATGTTTCCAGATTTATTCACACCTGGATTCATATCGGCATCAGCAGATCTTCTGATTCCGAATCCACCGTCGGCCGTCCAAATCACTGGTAGAAATGAATGGACAAATGCTGGTCCAACAATGTCTTCTGGTACCGTCTCTGTGCGAGCAGGGGGTTCTCACTCAGTCTGCGCTCAGCGGATGATTGCGGACTCTGGAGCTGTTCAAAGGCTCGGATACTCTTTAACTCCTCTGGCTGCCACTACTTATAGTCTTTCTTTGGAAAATGATTCGGATACTGTCGCTACTTTTAACACTATGTATAAAGTAACCGGTGGTGCTTGGACTATTCTTTCAACGGATACCGTGGGTTTTGGAGGGTCGGTGCACACGATAAAGGGTACACTGCCGTTGAATACGGATGCGATCGCTTTCGTTCCTTCCACTACGATAGCTTCGGTAGGGAAGTTGCGTTCTACTATGATTTTAACGGTAGGACAATTCTTCTCTCCTGGGTCTGTCTCTTTAACAAACGCCTTTGAGATGTTTGTCATAGATAATAATATCAAAACAGGTAGGGTGATATCAATGAGCCTTCTTGTACGGAATACTTCTCCCGCTATTGCTAACGGAGGAAATATCTGTGCCGGTCGCGTTCCATTTGATTTTCATCCTATTAATGAGGTTTTCCAGAGTATGTCAATACTCCCCGAAAATCGTCGTTATCAAGGTCCCGCTTCGACTGGAGCGTATGTATCATGGATGCCTTCTCAGTTCGATGAATTTGAAATCGACAATATCGATCAGAAACGCGTGAGCTACTCTCAATCTGAATATATCATTTCTCAGATTGATGGCTGGGCGCCTCCTGTTGATACTGTTGCTTCAGCAACCATCGAATGTGAATGGTGTGTTGAGTTCTTTACACCCAATCAAGTCTTTGAGAAAGTCCTGACACCTCCACGGACCGAGGAATTTGAACTCCTGTTCCATGTTTTATTATCTATGCCAGCAGCCACGTGTAATCCTGAGCACGTTAAGTTGTTAAAGGATCTTTTGAGGAAAGGTGGCGAGTCAGTAAAGTCTGGTCTTCAGTTTGTTGACAAGAATCGGTCAACGATCAACGCAGTGTTAGCACTGTTAGCGAAACTAGCTGTCTAGATTTCTTATGTGGTCAAAATTGATCAGCGCATATTCAGGGGACACTACCTTGAGGGACACCAGGAGGTGTCAAGGGCATACTCTACAAGCGAGATGAAGGTTGGGGAAACCCAAT